ACCGCACTGATGGAGTCGCTATCGGTGGCCAATGGACAAAGGGAACTGGTACTCCTGGCTCTGCTGACATATCCGCCACGATCAAAGGCCGCTCGGTCAAGATTGAGGTGAAGTATGGCAAGGATAGACAGTCCGATGCACAGAAAGCATACCAGAAAGCCATCGAGGAAGCTGGTGGTGTGTATATTATTGCAAGAGATTTTGAAGGATTTCTTGAATTTTATACACAATTCTGCGAATCAATCAAATAAAATAGTATATTTACAATTCAAAACAACATAATATGAGCAAAACAACAATGACTATCTGGCAGAAGCTACACGCTGCCAAGCAGCAGATTGGCAAGGTTGCCAAGAATGCAAAGAATCCTCACTTCAAGAACTCGTATGCGGACATCAATGCTCTGCTTGATACGGTTGAGCCAATCCTTCACGAGCATGGACTGCTTCTCTTGCAGCCAGTCAGTGGTACTGATGTGGTCACTCGAATCATTGACATCGAGACTGGTGAATCGGTTGAATCATTCATGACTCTTCCAATGATTCCAGACCCACAAAAGACCCTCGCTGCTGTGACATACTTCAGAAGAGGAACAATTCAATCATTGCTATCATTGCAAGCTGTGGATGATGATGGGAATATGGCAGCATCTGCAATACCACAGAAACCAGAGAAGCCAACCATTGACAATGTGAGATTCAAGAAAGCACTCGAATCAATCGAAGCTGGCAAGTATACAGCAGAGCAATTGAAGGCCAACTACTCGCTCAATGAAGCTCAACTCAAAATGCTTGCCCTATGAAATGGCATCCATCGCAAATCGGTAAACTGATGACCAATGGCAGAGCCAAGGACAGCATCGGAGAGACAGCCAAGAGCTACATCAAGGAGTGTGCAAAGCAAGATTTTTATAACTACACAACAGAACTGAACAACAAATACATCTGGAAAGGTAGAGAGCAAGAGCTTGAGTCAATCACACTCATCAACTCGGTGAGATTCACTGACTATGTCAAGAATGAATTGACTGTTGAGAATGACTATCTCATTGGAACTGCTGATATTGTCATCGACCAGCGAGTCATTGATGTCAAGACATCGTGGTCACTCGATACATTCCCAGCATTGATGGAAGATGCAGTCAACCCACTCTATGAATGGCAGCTCCGAGCATATATGTTGCTCTATGACAAGCCATGTGCCGAGCTGATATACTGCATGGTCACCACTTGGGATGAATTCCTCAATGAATATGAGAACCTCCAGCTCCATAGAGTCGACCACATCAATCCAGAGAAGCGAATCACAGCACTCTGGTACGATAGGGATGAAGATATCGAGGCCAAGATGATTGCTCGATTGAAAGAGGCATCCGATCTATATCATGAATATTTCACACAACTACAAAATAAATAACAGAATGGAAGAGTTAAAAGCAAAAGGCACAATCCACCACATCGGTGAGGCCAGACAAGTAAGCGAGAAGATGAACATCAGAGAGTTTGTGCTCTCAATCGGTGACAAGTATCCACAGCTGGTGCAGTTCCAAGCTGTCAATGAGCGAGTGAAGTTCCTTGACAATGCAAAGGTGGGCCAGGAGTGTGAGGTCAAGTTCGACCTTCGAGGCAGAGAGTACCAGAGCAGATACTATGTATCATTGAATGCTTGGGATATCAAAATCACAGAATCAAATGCACCAGTATATGAGGTCTCTGACGATATTCCTTTCTGATGGCGAGAACATTCGGGACTTCATCCATAGAGAGCTGGAGTCCCGACTCTCAAAACGATATCGAATGACTCACTTGGCTGAAGATATGGATTTGAACTATCACACATTGACCAGATTCATGAAAGGTGAAGGAGTGAGTGATGAGTTCTATATCAAAGCATTCGACTTTTTAATGAAATGAGATACTTCATCGGATATGTCGGCACCAGGAATCAGAACCTTGACAGCATAGTCAAGCGAATTGAGGACTTATTCAATCAGATGGGAGGGATTTCATATTGCATTGTATTAACTTTTTCGGAGGAAGTACACATCTCCGAAGTAACACCAGAAGAATTCTATGACCAAGCCGCTTCACTTAACTGACCCAATTGTCCTCAAGGTACTGGCAAAGTATTCAGAGAGATCGCAGAGAGGCATCGAGAAGTATGGCCAGACACTCATGCGTGATGACCTCAACCTAATTGAATGGCTGAACCATCTCCAGGAGGAGCTGATGGATGCCACTCTATACATCGAGAAACTCAAAGCAGAACTCAAATGAAAATCGAAATCACTCAATACGGACACACAGCGTCCTATGAATTCTCTCACGATGATGTTGCACTCGATGAGCTGATATCAGTGCTCGAGAATCTCATCAAGCTGACTGGATACTCATTCAGTGGTGACCTGACAATCGATGAGCCATCCAAGCCATGCTTGTATCTCGATGGATGTGATGGAGAGAGATGTCATAATTGTGCAACCTTTAAACAACAAGAACAATGACAACAGCAATAGAATGGTTTTATGATGAAATCAAACACATTATACCAAATGACTATGTAAAGAAGTATGAACAAGCAAAAGACCTTGAAATGAAACATCTTGCACAAGCATTTGAAGATGGTGAACACAACTACTTCTACTCCAAAAAGACGGGAGAAGATTTTGAGAGTGGTATTGAATATTACAATGAGAAATTTAAAAAAGACGAACAATGACAAAAGAAAAAGCACAAAAATATTTAGATGATAATTTTAGTATCATCCATGATAAAGAAGATATTTTATATGCAATGATTGGATTTGCTAAAGAAATTAAAGAAGGTTTTATAGCAGGTGCTAAATGTCAACAAAAGAAAATGTTTACTGAAGAACAATTAGCAATGGCTATGTTAGATTTCGGTTTATATATTGCTGAAAATAGAGGTAAACCAATTGACACTGATAATAAAATAAAAGAAATTATTGAACAATTTAAACAACAAGAACAATGAAAGAATTTAAGCAGTACAGAAGAAAGAGTATATCTGAAATGAGACCTTATGTTGAAGGTGAGATTTTAGATGGCAAAGTGTCAATCTCACAAGCTGACAAAGACAATGGAAGTCCAAAGTTAGGTGATATGATTGCTAGAAATCCAAATAACCACGAAGACCAATGGCTTGTAGCCAAGCAATACTTTGATGATAATTTAGAAGAAATTTAAATAACAAGAACAATGATAGGAGAACAAGAAACAGGATGGGTAAGTGCTTTAATTAAGTGTGACCTATGTGGTTATGAGTCATTGTCAGTACATCATGTTTCTTGTGATAAGCTTGAGTGTGGTAATTGTGGGCATATGTCTCACTTTGAAGTAGTAGAATATTATGACTAAACAACAAGAACAATGAAACTAAATAAAGACGATAGACGAGAAGAGATGGCAGCCATCGGCACGATGATACTGCTCACAGCGATTCTCATATCAATCACCTTAATGACTATCTTTGAGCTATGGAACTAATCGGATACCTCGCACTCGGGTGGCTAATCGCTAACTTCGAGCCACTTCACTGGGTGATTGACTACATATTCATTCAAGTCATTCCAAGCTCAAAGCTGGGTGATTACATTCACTCGAAATTCGGTTGCTGGAAGTGTATGTCATTTTGGACTACTTTGGCACTTTCTGGCAATATATATATGGCCGCAATCGCATCAATGGTTGCCTACATCATATCACAATGGATAAACGACTGACACAAGAGGACATCGACTTCATCAATCTGACTGCTCAAATGGAGGAGAAGGAGCGATACACCAAGAAAGTCCTGAATAAACTCAAGGCAATCAAGGTCAGAGTCACTGGTCAAGGAGATAGAGAGTGTTTCTGCTCGCAAATCAGACGCAAAATCTGGTACCGAGAATTCACAAATTGGTATGAAAGCAATTCTTGACCGATACATATCATCACACTATGAGGAAGTCTATCGATATACCAGATACTTCTGCTCAAAGTACAATCCGAAGTTGACTATCGATACAGTCATCTCTAATGCATACCTCCATTGCATCGAAATCAATGACAACACCGAGGACATCGGTAAGGTCAAGAGCTATCTGCTCAACTCAATCAAGCGACAAGTCATCTGGAAGAATGTCGACAGCTACAAAGACGAGCGAGTCATGGCATCAGAACTCGCAGTTCCTGACACTTTCGATGATGAGGAGGATATCACCTATAAGATAGCCATCGAGCAGCAGTACCAGGGATGGAAGTCAGCAGTCGACATCTATCGAGATGGCCTCACAGACAACATCAAGCGAATTGTGGCTGAAGCATACTTCGATAAGGGATACACCACAGCACGATCAATGGCCAAGTATTTCGATATCCCTATCACATCAGCACACTATCTCATCGCTGACATAAAGAAAACCCTCAAATCTATACACAATGAAGATAAAAGATGAATACAAAGGCAAGACGATTGTCAAAAACACCACGCTCGGAAACATGAAGATAGTTGTTGACAATATAGATGTGAGCAAGTACCGATACTATGTGTCCATAGGATTCGGATATTTGTTCGAAAAGGAGAGCGAGACCGCAACAACTGAACAGTGCATCAGATATGAAGGCATTGAGGCAGATGAGCAGACCGAAGCTCCAGCACCAACACCAAAACCAAAACGAAAAAGAAAGACCAATGCCAAAGCCAACACCAAACGAAACCAAGGATGATTTCCTAAATCGCTGCATGGGCGATGAGGAAGCACTCCAGGACTTTCCAGAGAATGACCAGCGATATGCTGTGTGCAATTCCATGTGGGAAGAGTCAAAGATGAGCGCATTCTCAAAGTACAGAGCAGCATTCGCAGAGAAAACCTACTCCGACTATCCTGACTCGGTGCGCAACAACGCACGCAGAGGAATCGAGCTCAACAAAGAACTCGGTAACAAGTGCGCCACACAAGTCGGCAAGGTCAGAGGACAGCAGCTCGCAAATCAAGAGCCCATTTCAGTGGATACGATCAAGAGAATGTACTCATACCTATCCAGGGCAGAACCTACATTCGAGGATTCAGCACCTGAGGACTGCGGATACGTTTCATTCCTTCTGTGGGGTGGCAAGACTGGACTCGATTGGGCAGAAAGTAAACTTAAAGGATTAGGATTGATATAATGGGAAGAGTAAAACACATAGAAACACCTGAGGATATGTGGCAACTCTTTGTTGAGTTCCGCAAATGGTGCAAGGACAATCCGAGATATCAGTATCAGCTTTCAAATAAGACTGGAGAGCCTGTGCCGGTACCGCTCGAGAGACCACTTACAATGGTTGGATTCCGTTCATGGGCAGCAGAGAAGCATAAAAGCGTGGAAGATTATTTCGCAAATAGCGAGGGGAGATATTCAGCTTACGCCACAATCTGTCGCACGATAGAGGCAACCATCAAGCAAGACCAAATCGAGGGAGGCATGGCTGGGCAGTACAACCCTTCCATCACTCAGCGACTGAATGGTCTGACTGAAAAGACTGACATCACTTCTGGAGGGCAGAGCATCTCCGAGGTGAAGGTGAACATAATTAGACCTACTGAATAGTATTATTGCTATATTTGTGGGAAGTGGCTATATGAGAGAAATACTCGTATAGCATCCCTATTGCCTAAACTTTGACCTATGGCTGAAATCACAATCGACAGCACTGTCATCTTCGAAAAGAACTATACAGCAT